TTTAAGAGAAGTCCTGGTGTAATTGCTTTGTGGAATAACAGAACACTGCAGACGCAAGAGAGTGCATTTAGCTTTGTTGAGACAAGAAGGTTGCTTAACTATATTAAGAAGAATACTTGTAAGACATTGGATCAGTTTATGTTTGAGCCATTAGTAGACAGCACTAGGTTGAGGCTTGTAGCTACACTTGAAGACTTTATGAATGATGTGAAGAGAAGGTTAGGCGTGCTTGATTATAAGGTAGTTTCAGATCCACTTGGAACTGGTAATAATCCACCTGTAGCAGGTGATCAAGGGTTGCTGAATGTAGATTTGTATGTAAAGCCAGTAAGGGCTGTGAGATATATTCAACTACGTGCAATAGTAACAAGAGCTGGCTACGATTTGAAAGAGACGATAGTATAAGGGAGGGTTAGAATATGCCAAGTATAACACAAATTGCAGGCGTTGTAGAGCCACAAAGAGTATATAACTGGGAAGTATTAATAACAAGAGCACCAGCAGGTGTTAGTTTTGCAGATGGTCTAAAATTTAGAGCAAAAGAAGTTGACATTCCTGGTCGTGAGTTTGATGATATTAATATTAATTACAAGTGGATGAACTGGAAGGTAAGTGGTAGAGAGTCAGAGAATAAAGAAGGTTCTATGACTTTTTGGGAAGGAATAGATCATGCAGTCAGAGATGCATTAATGAATTGGGCGAAAGTAGTAGGTGATTGGGCTACAGGACAGCAAGGCACTAAGCAAGAAGTTTCAGGTGAAATTCAAGTTTCATTAATGGACGGCAAAGACCAGACAGTGAAGACTGTTGTGTTTAAGAATGTAATGGTCAATAAGTTTGACTCTCAAACAGTGAATTATGATGCTTCTAATACACTTGAGTATAAATGTTCATTTACTTATGACTGGTTTGAAGAGAGATAAAAATTTAATTTGGAGGCTTTGGAATGAGTGTATACGATGACGCGCTTGATGCATTAGAAAGAGAAATTAAAGAGAATACTAGAAAAGGCATGGGCATCTTTTGGGTTGACGCAAGCGAACATTATGTTAGTAAACTACTTGTGGATGCATTAGCAGATGAGTTAATGGATAGAACAGGATTTGACTTTGAAGTTATAAAAGATAGGGAGTCAGGTAGCGAAGGATCTCTCACAATTTTTTTAGATTGTGAATGCTTTGACCCTGAGTCATCTACTTATGTAGAATTTTTTAATATGTCAGATATTGACGGAAAAGAGCCTGCTGAACCATTGTCAAATCGTGATAGATCAAGACTTATAAAGATTGCTAATGAACTGTGGAAAGTTAAATGTGGCTTCTGATTGAGGAGGTTTTGAAATGAGAAAATTTGTAGAAGGAAAGGCTGAGGCACTTAGTAGACTTGGTGATAGCGCAATAGTAGATATGCTTGAAGTGTTAGATTACGGTAGGGATGTTATTGAAAAGTCAGCAGATTCAATTGATAAAGTGTACATCAGAAGTAAGGAATTGGGATACGTAACTACTGATTTTAAAAAATTGAGAGACAGATTGGATAGACTGGTGCGAGATGCTTTTGCACTTGCACGTGATATGAATGAGTACTATCATGATGCTGAAGACTATTTGTATGACAAGGGAGTTTTAGAAGACGATTGATGATAAAACTTTACTACGGTATTTTGTTTAATTGGTTTATTTGGAGGTTTTGGAATGAAGAATGAAATTAATACTCATAACTATTCAGCGGTGGATGCTGTAAGAATACTTTGGCAACTTGACTACAATTTTCCTGTACCTTTTATAGTAAGTAGTACGAGAGAGGTAAAGAAATTGCTTGATTGCTCTTGTTGTAAACTTGTGAATGTAAAGTCATTTGTTTTTGTATACGAAAATTATCGTAAGGTACCTACCGAGCGTGATCTGTTAGCACCACTTCCTGATGATATTTTCTTTGAAGAAAATGATTTTGACGAAGAAGAGTTGTTTGAGTATTTAAATAAAGATGCACATTTGATAATGATATTTAAATTAGGGCAAAGGTAAAAGATTGCTTGTTGGAGATTTAGAATGAATGAATTGAAGAAAGCGTTGAGAAGTGAATTTGATAAATGGATGAGTGAACATGAAGATTTGCTGTCAGATAAAGCTACAGTGAAGAAACTTACTGTAGCATTAAATAAAGCATTTGATGGAAATTACACTGCATTGTATAATAAGTATGTTGCAATGGAGAATAAGTATGGTGAGAAATCTGCAGCAGGTTTCATGAAGGCTGTACTAGATGAGGTTTCAGAATTTATCAATGATGTGATTAATACTCTTGTGTCTAAAAGCAAAGGGAAATAAGGAGTAATATATGGCTCACATAATAAAGAGCGTTGAGAATGCAATGTATAAAGAACTTGATAGATGGATAGATGAGAATGAAGATAAGTTTATTCCTGATGGTCCACTTGATGTAATTGCAACGGACTTTTTTGCACCAACTGTTACTGCTTTTCCAAGTGCGTGGAGAAGCTTTGATGCTGTGGATTCAAAATTTGGTGGTAATACTGTAGCTGGTTTAATAGCAGATATAATACTTGATGTGTCGGAACTGTCTTATCAATTGAGTAACCTTATTTCTAGTAATATTGCTTCAAAATAGATTAGCACCTTCTGTTACTTGCCATAGGAACCTCTTTTCGTAAGCCCGCTTTATGCGGGCTTTTTTGTTGGTTAATCTATTCACTTATATTTGAAGGTCGTAAATTTGCAAAGTATAATACACTGAGGGTTTTGAAATTAGTGATTGTAGTGATTGTAGTGATTGTAGTGATTAGTGACTTGTGTACAGTGAAAGTGTTGAGTGAAAGTGTGGTGAGAATGAATGCACTGAACGCTGAAGCGTTGAAGTGCAGAAGCATTGAATTTGGTTATTCTTTTTGTTAACACTGCGATGTGCCAATGCGTATGTGTAATCCATTGTATTTGTATGAAGATGCTCACCACGAGCAAGGAAATGGTGTCTATGGCGATTTTACTACATGCATTGAATAGTGAAATGACAAGTAGTAAGAAAGGGTGGTTGAAATTTGTATCTTGCTTGTTTTATATTTACAGTAGGAGGGAACGATGGTAGGCATTAGTGTAGTAGCAGGTGTTTCAGAACCATTAAGGGCATATAACTGGGAAGTGGAACTGCCTTCTGAATTTGGTAATACAGATAAGTTGAAGTATCAAATCCAATCAGTTAAACTGCCACCGTGGGTTGATATAGACACCGAATCTGTTAGGTGGAATAACATGGGCGCTTTAACTCTACCTGCTGGTTTTAATACTAAGCTTGAAGTGTCTATTAGTTTCTGGGAAGATGAGGCTTTAAGCATACACAAGTATTTTGAAGCATGGAGAAAGAAGGTAGTGAAGAGTGAAGACTACAACAGTGATGCATATAGAGAAGTAGGTTTACCAAGTACTTATGTGAGAACCGTTAAGGTTTACTATACTAATTTGAAGGGAAATAGAATTGGTGGTTATACATTGATTGGTAGTTATCCTATTGGCATTTCTGATATAGATTTATCTTATGGTGAAAGTAAGATAGTTGAAGTAAGTGTTAACTTTGCTTGTAATAATATTGTCAGAGTTTGAGGAGGTTTTCTGTGGTAAGAATGGTAGATAAGAGTGAGCTAGAGAAGGAGCAGAAGGTAGCTCAAAGTGAACAGATATTTGTAGTGAAATTGCCTTCAAAAGGCAAGCACGGGTATACTGATACTATTAAGTGCAGACCGCTGAAGGTGAAAGATGTTAAAGCATTGGTTGCTGATCCATTAGAAGATGAAGTAGAGTATGTGAGCAGGTTGATTGATGTGATTCAGGGCACTATAGTTGAAGGCAAGGTAAACTTGCGAGAACTATCAATGCCAGACTTTAAGAAGGTTTTGTTAGCTCACAGAGTAAACAGCATAGGTGCTGTGTTTGAGCTTGGTTTCTACTGTAGTTGTAAAGATGAACTGCAGACTGTGAAGTATGATTTGATGCAGTTAGATGAGAAAGAGATTAGTGATTCTTATGTAGAGCCAGTGCAGTTGAATGGCTTCAGTGTTAGATTTCCAAGAGTGTATGGGTATATACCAGAGGGCAAGAAGAGTTTCAGTGATGTAACAGATTTTGATGTATTATCCAGTGCTGTAGTAGGTAAAGATGTTGAAGAATTGACACTGAAAGAGATGAAAGAAGTGCAGGCATTTGTAGAGAAGTGGGACGGCAGCTATGGAGTGCAAG